TAATCCAAAAACAGAAGAGTGGGGAAAATGTATTCCAGAAGGTTACGTTCCAGATTTATTGGGTCGTTCTTGGGTTTGGGGTGTCACTGATTGTTGGTCACTTGTCAGAGATTGGTATAAACAGGAAAAAAATATTGAATTGAAAGATTACGAAAGAACTATGACACCACAGGAGTTCTTAGATAATCCTCTGTTTGAAAGCTACGCTTGGAGGACAGGATTCAGAGAACTTAGAAGCGATGAAAAGTTAGAGAAAGGAGATGTATTATTAATGTCTATAATGCACCCAACTTTAAATCATGTAGCTATTTTTCTAGGAGATATGGTTTTACATCATTTAGCAGATAGACTATCTTGTAGAGAACCATATTCTGAGTGGTTGTTAAAATGTACTGGTAAGAGGTATCGCTATGCTCAGAACAGTTAGACTTTATGGAGAACTGGCAGAGTTTGTTGGACATAAAGAATTAGATGCAGTAATTAACTCTACTGGAGATGCTATTAGGTTCCTAGTTAGTAATTTTCCAGGACTAGAAGCACACATGGCAGATCGTCACTACCAAGTGCTAGTTGACGATTATGAAATAGGAGAAGAAGATATTCATAATCCAATAGGACAATCAGACATTAGTATTGTTCCTGTCATTACTGGTGCTGGTGGAGGAGCAGGAAAATTTCTTTTAGGGGCTGGATTAATTGCGTTGTCCTTTGCGTCTTTTGGTACTTCAGCAGGGCTTGGAGTAGCTTTTGCTAAAGGTTTTGCCAAAGTAGGTTTAGTTCAAAAAGGTTTATTTGGAATAGGAGGAGCATTGTTATTGAGTGGAGTACAGGATATGTTATTTCCTCTTCCTGATACTCCTGATTTCAGTAACGAACAAGATCCTAGAATATCATTTAGTTTTTCTGGAGTGCAAAATACATCAAGAGCAGGAACTAGCCACCCAATAGTTTACGGAGAGATAGTTACTGGATCGGTTGTTATCTCAGCAGGAATTGACACTAATCAGGTATCAGCATGACGGATAAAATTATTAGAGGAGCAGGTGGTCCTCCCCCAACTCCACCTTCTCCTACCAGAGCACCAGATACATTAAATAGCAGACAGTTTGCATCAATACAAGATCTTATTTCTGAAGGAGAGATAGAGGGTTTTGCCACTCCCTCAAAAGCAGGATTAACAAAAGGAACTACAGCTTATAACAATGCTGCATTGAAAGATATATTTTTAAATAACACCCCTGTTTTAAATGCTAATGCTAATAATTCAAGCCCACAGACAGCAGATTTTAATTTTCAGAACGTAGAATTTACACCTCGTTTTGGAACGTCAAGTCAACAACATATTCCAGGTATTGAAAGTAGTCAATCAACAACTGCTGTTGGAGTTACAGTTACAAATTCTTCTCCTGTCACTCGTCAGATAACTAATACTGCTGTTGATGCTGCAAAAGTTACGATTACATTTCCGCAGCTACAGAAAGCTACTGATGAAGGTGATTTATTAGGTTCTTCTGTCAATCTAAAAGTACAAGTTCAATATAATAACGGTGGTTTTACAGATGTAATAGATGACACGATTACAGGTAGGACTGCTGATGCGTACCAAAAAGAATACCGTGTCTCATTTACAGGTTCTTTTCCTGTTGATATCAGAGTTGTAAGAGTCACAGCAGATAGTACGGAATCAAATCTTGTTGATGCTTTTACATGGACTAGTATTAGTGAAATTGTTGATGATAAACAACGATATTTAGATAGTGCTTACACAAATCTAAGAATAGATTCTGAACAGTTTAGTTCTATACCAAAAAGAGCTTTTCGTATTCGTGGTGTAAAGGTAAGAATCCCAGGTGCAGGTGCTTCTAGTTCTGGAACTCCTACTGTTGATTTACAGACAGGAAGAATAATTTATCCAAGTGGTTATATTTTTAACGGTACTATGGGTGCTGCTCAATGGTGTTCTTGTCCTGCTTTAATATTGCTTGATCTTCTTACTACCGAAAGATATGGATTTGGAACGCATATCACAGACAGCAATTTAGATTTATTTAGTTTTATTGCTGCCAGTAAGTATGCTAATGAGTTAGTAGATGATGGTTTTGGAAGTCAGGAAGCTAGATTTAGTTGCAATGTAAATATACAGGGATCAACAGAAGCATTTACTTTGATAAATGAATTAGCAGGAGTGATGAGATGTTTTCCTATTTGGTCTGAGGGTTCTGTAACACTTTCACAAGATAGGCCTACCGACCCAAGTTATTTATTTAGCTTGGCAAATGTAGGAGAAGGCGGGTTTAGTTATTCAGGCAGCAGTTTAAAACAAAGGCATACAGTAATAAATGTTAGCTATTTCAATATGGATAGCAGAGAGATAGATTATGAAGTTGTAGAAGATACAACTGCACAAAATAAATTAGGAGTAATAAAGAAGGATGTAAAAGCTTTTGCCTGTACTTCTCGTGGTCAAGCTCAAAGATTAGGTAAAGCGATACTATTCAGTGAACAACAGGAAACCGAGGTAGTTAATTTTACAACATCAATAGATGCTGGAGCGATTGTAAGACCTGGATCTGTTATTTCTGTCAATGATCCAGTTAGAAGTGAGAAGCGAAGAAGTGGTCGTATAAAATCTGCTACAACCACTTCTATAACAGTAGATAACATAAAGGATCTTGATACTTTTACAGGCACAAATAAAAAATGCAGTGTAATATTACCAGATGGATCAGTAGAAACAAAAAATATACTCAGTGTTGTAAGTGGAGTAATTAGTTTAGATTCTGCTTTATCTACAACACCTAATGAAAATAGCATTTGGCTTATACAAAGTTCAACTTTAGAAGCACAAACTTTTAGAGTTATCACTGTTGAAGAACAAGACGGTATTAACTTTGCAATAACAGCCCTTACTTATGTTGATGGTAAATACAATAATATTGAACAGGGAATAAGTTTACCTCCAAGAAATATTTCGCTTTTAAATGAACCCAAAAATCCTCCAACAGGTGTAAAAGGAGAAGAAAGAATTATTGTTGTAAATGCTTTGGCCGTACCAAAAATAATAGTATCTTGGGTTTCTGTTACAGGTGTCAGTCAATATCTTGTTCAATATAGGTTTAATAATACAAACTGGGTAAGTGAAATTGTTTTTAGGCCAGATTTTGAATTATTAAATACTGAAGCTGGTGCTTATGAGTTTAAAGTTTTTTCATATAATGCAGCATTACAATTATCTGCCACTTCAAATGATGTGGTTGTTAATGCTAGAGGTAAGATAGACCCACCAGGTAATGTTGAAAATTTATCTTTAGAACCTATTACTAATAAATTAGTACGATTAAGGTGGAATAGATCTATTGATGCTGACGTCATACATGGTGGTCGTGTTTATGTAAGGCACAGTAATTTGACTGATGGTAGTGGAAATTTTCAAAATTCAGTTGATCTTGTAACTGCACTACCTGGAAATAGTACTGATGCTATAGTGCCAAGCTTAGACGGAGAATATATTTTAAAATTTCAGGATGACCAAGGAAACTTCAGTACTGAAGAAACCAGTGTCATTCAAGACCTACCTGATCTTGTAGATACTCAGGTGATACTAGAAGATAGAGAGGATTTAGATAATCCACCATTTCAAGGTAATGATACAAATACAAGTTTTAATTCAACAACAACGGCTTTGCAACTTACTAATCCTGCCACAAATGCAACAGGAGAATATGAATTTAAAGACATATTAAATTTACAAGGAGTATTTTCTCTTGATTTAAAAAGAGTTATACGTTCTGTAGGTTTTAGTATAGGAACTGATATAGAAAGTTTAATTCCAAATGATCCTCCAGAATTAGGTGGTCCTGCTGATGGAGGTTGGGATAATTACGCTACTGATGGAAACTTTGATGGAGCAGTAGCTAATGAAGCTAATTGCCAAATACAAGTTGCAACATCACAAACAGGGTCAGGTAGTTTTGGTCCTTTTAATAATTTTGCTAATGGTACATATAAAGGTCATAGATTTAAATTTAGATTACTTTTAATTTCTACAAGTAGTACTCAAAACATGAATGTGCAGCAAGCAGGATATTTTGCAGAGTTTCAATCTAGGACGGAACAAAATTATCAAACAGGAAGTGGCACTTCTACCGCACCACAACAATCGGGTACTTCAGCAAAAACTGTAACATTCGGAACTCCATTTTTTGTAGGTATAAGCACAACTTTAGGAGGTTCAAATGCTTTCTTGCCGAGTGTTGGCATCACAATACAAAATGCTCAAGGCGGTGACTTTTTTACCGTAACAAATGTATCTGGGACGGGATTTACTATTACGATAAAAAATAAAGACACATCAGGTAATGAAACTTTTGTTAATAGGACATTTACATTTCAAGCTGTCGGTTATGGTAAAGGAGTGTAAAATAAAAGAAATTGCTAGTTAAATGAGTCAAGTAGGAGATTACGATATAGCTAATGCTTCGGGAGCTTCTGTAAGAAGTGACCTTAATTTAGTATTTGATGCAGTAAAGACTTGTAACTCAGGACCGAATGACCCTCCCAATCCAACAGATTTTATGTTGTATGGTGATTCAGGTGATAATAAATTAAAAATATATGATGGCTCGCAATTTAGACCCATAGGAGAGGTTAACAAAGATAATCTAGGTCTTTTACCAAGGTCAGGTGGTACGTCTGTTCCTATGACAGGTCAATTAATAGGTGATGATGCTTCTGGTTCTGGCAGTCCAGCTTTTGCCTTTGATAATAATGCTGATACTGGAATGTTTAGATCAGGACCAAACGCTATAGGGTTTTCTACTGCTGGAACGTCAAGAGTTGTTATAAGTAATTCTGGTTTAGATATTACGAATGGATTGCCATTAAGATTGCAAGATTCTAGCGGTGCTCCTTTTGTTGGTTTAAAATCTCCAACCTCAGTAAGTAGTAACATTACTTTTAGCTTACCTGCATCAGATGGTAATGCTGGAGAGTTTTTACAAACTGATGGTTCTGGTAATTTAAGTTTTTCAGCAGCAGGAGGAGCACAGGGAGGTGTACCTTCTGGGGCTGTATTTTGTATGGCAGTAGCTATTGTTCCTTCTGGATATTTAGAATGTAATGGAGCAGCAGTTAGCAGAACTGGTTATGCAGCTTTGTTTGCTGTTATTGGTACGCAGTATGGAGCAGGTAATGGAAGCTCCACATTTAATTTACCTGATTTAAGGGGTGAATTTGTAAGGGGTTATGATCATGGGCGAGGTATTGATAGTGGTAGAAATATTAGTGCTACTCCTCAATCAGATCAAAACAAACAGCATAATCACACAGCTTCTTCAAGTGTTAATGATTCAGGTCACGTTCATGGAACAACCTTTGATAATAAAAAATACTTTCCAGGTGGAGGTTCAACAACAATTACCTATGGTGGTGCAGGTAATTACCCAGCCGATACTTTTAGTATGAGCAGTGCAACAACAGGAGTGACAGTTGCGACTTCTATAGGCAATGATGGAGGAGGAGAAACTAGACCTCGCAACATAGCTATGATGTATGTAATAAAGACTTGATTATGTTAATTCGATTTGTGAGGTTCAAACAATGACCGCTAAAACTGCTGTTAAAAACTTTACGATCCAACGTAGAGCAGACTTTCCCATGCGTCTTATATTTAAAGATGCTAATGGTACGGCTGTTAACATTACTGGGTTTACGGTTGCAGCACAGGTTTGGAACGATGATCGTAGTACAAAATTTGCTGATTTTTCTGTCACTTATACCGATAGAGCCAATGGAACAGTGGATTTAAAATTAAGTGATACTGATACTGCTAATTTTTCTGTCAATATACTTAGATATGATGTTTTGTTAACAGATCCCAGTGGAGATAAAATGTATTATTTAGAAGGTACACTATTTGTAAGTCAAGGTTACACAACATGAGTTCATCAAATCCTATAACCATTGTAGAAATTGTTACTCAAGGACCGCAGGGGCCAGCAGGTGCAGACGGAGCACAGGGGCCACAGGGAGAAGGTTCTGCAACAGTAGCTATAGGTACAGTAACCACAGGAAACGCTGGTTCTTCTGCGACAGTTACTAATAGCGGTACTACAACAGCATCTATATTAAATTTTACGATTCCTAGAGGTGATACTGGAAATACTGGAAGTCAGGGAATACAAGGTGTTGCTGGAAATGACGGATCTGACGGTGCTGCTGCAACAGTATCAGTGGGTTCTACTACAACTGGAAATGCTGGAACTAATGCGTCAGTAACAAACTCTGGAACGTCTAATGCAGCAACTTTAAACTTTACAATTCCTAGAGGTGATACGGGAGCTACTGGTGCTGCTGGTAATGACGGAACTTCTGCGACTATTGCTGTTGGGACAGTTACTACTGGTGCTGCTGGTTCAAGTGCTACTATCACTAATTCAGGATCATCAAGTGCTGCAACATTTGATTTCGTAATACCAAAAGGTGATACAGGGCCACAAGGTCCAGCAGGAGATGATGGTGCAGACGGAGCGATCAGTGATGGAGACAAGGGAGATATTGTTGTAAGCAACTCTGGTTCGACTTTTACTATTGATGATGATGTTGTTACGGCTGCTAAATTGGCTGATACTTCTGTTACTCCTGGTAGTTATACAAACACAAATATTACAGTTGATGCACAGGGAAGGATAACAAATGCTTCATCTGGTTCTGCTGGTGGAGTTACTTCAGTTACAGGCACAACTCCTATAGTCTCTTCTGGTGGTGCAACTCCAGCTATAAGTATTTCCGCAGCTACAACATCTGCTGCTGGTTCTATGTCAGCCAGTGATAAAAGTAAACTAGATGGAATTGAAGCTTCTGCCACTGCTGATCAAACTGACGCAGAGATTAAGACTGCCTACGAAAACAACTCAGATACTAACGCTTTCACTGATGCAGAAAAGACAAAATTAGCAGGGGTGGAGGCTAGTGCTACCGCAGATCAGACAGCTAGTGAGATAAGAACTCTTGTAGAGTCAGCTACAGATTCTAATGTATTTACTGATGCAGATCATACAAAGCTAAACGCAATAGAGGATAATGCTACTGCTGACCAAACAGGTTCAGAAATAAAATCTTTATACGAAGGAGAAAGTGATACAAATGCCTTTACTGATGCTGAAAAGACTAAGTTAAGTGGTATAGCAACTTCAGCTAATAACTATTCAATATCTTCTGATTTACTTGATGAAGATAATATGGCTAGTAATTCTGCTACCAAAGTTCCTAGCCAACAATCAGTTAAAGCTTATGTAGATGCTAACAGTAGTGATACAACTTACACTGCTGGAACGGGTCTAAGTTTATCTGGTACTACATTTAATGTCGATCAGATAGCACTTACCACTGTACAGACAGCAGCAAATGAATCTGCACAGTTAGCACTTACGACCCAAGAAGGAGATATTGTTGTCAGATCAGATCAGAATAAATCTTATGTAAGAAACAGTGGAACTGCTGGAACAATGGCAGATTTCACAGAGTTATTAACTCCTACAGATCAAGTTTTATCTGTTAATGGTAATACAGGAGCCATAACGGCTGCACAGATAGCAGCAGCAGTAGAGGCAGCTTCAGATTCTAATACTTTCACAGACTCAGATCATAATAAATTGGATGGAATAGAGAGTGGAGCGACTGCGGATCAGACTGCCACTGAAATAAAAACAGCATACGAAAGTAATAGTGATACCAATGCTTTTACAGACGCAGAGCAGACAAAACTATCAGGTATTGAGGCATCAGCAACAGCCGATCAAACTGGTGCTGAGATCAAGAGTTTGTATGAGGGAGAAAGCGATACTAATGCATTTACTGACGCTGAAAAGACAAAGTTATCTGGTATTGAGACAAGTGCTGATGTAACAGATGCAACTAATGTTGCCAGTGCTGGTGCGATCATGGATGGTGATTTTACCTCCAATGGGTTTATGAAACGCACTGGTGCTGGTAGTTATACCGTTGATACAAGTACATATTTAACTTCTATACCATCCAGTTATTTACAGAATTTAAGCGAAGATACAACACCACAACTAGGTGGTGACTTGGATATGAATAGTAAGTTTATATCAAGTGGTATTTTAGGTATAAAAAATACAGGTTCACAATCTGAGTTACGTCTTTACTGTGAAGTAAGTAATGCTCATTATGCAAGTATAAAAGCCCCTGCTCATGCTGATTTTTCTGGTAATATCACTTACACCTTACCATCAGGATATGGATCTAACGGACAGGTCTTAAAGTCAGATGGATCGGGTGGTACTAGCTGGGTAGATCAACCAACAGCAAACGCAACACATACAGGAGAAGTTACAGGTAGTACTGCTTTAACTATTGCAGATGATGTAGTTGATGAAGCTAATCTAAAAGTAAGTAATTCACCTACTAACGGTTATGTGTTAACTGCTCAGTCAGGTAATGCTGGTGGGTTAACTTGGGCTGCTGCTGCTAGTGGGTTGGTTGGTAGTAGTAATGAAAAATTATTTGTAGAAGCAGAAAACCAAATGGATAACAGCTTTACTACAACAGCAAACTTTAATTATGTAGCAGCTAGTCCAATGATTGTTGCTTCTGGTGCTACCCTAACAGTGAGTGCAAACTCTACTATGACCTTTGTTTAACTTGTTTCTTATTTAAAAATTATGTCAAAAGTTATTGTTGATGAAATTCAAACTGATACCAGTAATGGAAATGTAAGAATTATTCCTAATGGTACAGGTAAGTTAGAAGTAAAGGGTGCGGGTGGAGATGACGCAATGCTCCAGTTAAACTGCTCTGCACAATCACATGGTGTAAAGATAAAATCTCCTAATCATAGTGCTGGTCAGTCATATACAATGATCTTGCCAGATAATCAAATTGCAGCAGATAAAGTTTTAAAAGTAAAAAGCATTACAGGCTCTGGAAATAACGCTGTAGGACAGTTGGAATTTGGAGATGTGGCTGCTGGATTGTCTACTGATTCAGGCGATAATGTTCTTGGTGGTACTAACGCTGGTTCATTGTTACCTAATCCTAATGCTGGTGGTGGAAGTGTAATTATTGGAGTTGATGCTGGCAAAGTTGTAAGTTTTGGATCTGTTAATAGTATATTTGGCTATAAAGCAGGTTTTGTCCTTAGTAGTGGTGGTGCTAATCAACTTTTTGGTAAATATGCTGGCTATAATCTAACGTCTGGTGATAATAACACGTTTATTGGTGGTGATGCAGGATATAAAATGAATGGTAGTAATAATACTTGTATTGGACAATTTGCTGGATATGGTGATGGTAGTGGGGGGTCAGGCCCAGTATCAACAAGCAATTATGATGTTTTTGTAGGTTATAGAGCAGGTTTCTCTAGGTCATCAGGCAATAGTTCAGTTGGTGTTGGTTGGGCTAGTTTATACACCCTAACAAGTGGTTTATATAATACTGGGTGTGGTGCTTATACTAACTATGCTCTTACTACTGGACAGTATAATGAAAGTTTCGGTTATGCAGCAGGATATGACATAACAACTGGTGACAATAATGTTTGTATAGGTAGTAGTGCTGGTGCTTCTTCTAGTCCATCAGGATCAATTACTACTGGTTCAAACAATGTGGTTTTAGGTAACAATAGTATTTCTAATCTTTATTGTGCAGATACTTCAATATCTTCATCAGACCAAAGAGATAAAACAGATGTAACTGACTTTACTAAAGGTTTAGATTGGATTGAAGCACTAAGACCAGTTACCTACAGATGGGATAGAAGAACTTGGTATGGAACAGATGAAGAGCCTTACGGTATACCAGATGGATCAAAGAAAAGACAAAGACTACATATTGGTTTCTTAGCACAGGAAGCACTTGCAGTGGAACAGGCTAACGGCTATGGAACGAACAATGATGATTCTTTAATTCTTAACCTTACAGATGATGGTATGAGCTACGGAATGAAATACGAAAGACTTGTACCTATTCTTGTTAATGCTATAAAAGAGTTATCAGCTAGAGTAAAAACCCTTGAAGGAGGGTAAACTTAAAACAATGTACATTTAAGTATTATGTCAACACTAAAAGTAGATGATATACAATCAAGGCAAAGTACAGATGATGCAATATCACTTGCGTCTGATTCTTCAGTCTCTTTAAAACACAGTGCATCCGCTAAGTTAACAACGACAAGCACAGGGGTAACCGTTACTGGAACGTGTACCGCCACTGCTTTTAGTGGTGACGGTTCAGCATTAACTGGTATTTCTAGCGGTGTAACTGTACAAGAAGAAGGCAGTTCATTATCTACTGCTGGAACTACTTTAAATTTTGTTGGTGCTGGTGTAACTGCATCTGGCACTGGAGCTTCTAAAACAATTACTGTACCTGGCGGTGGAGGATCATTAGAATTTGTTTCAAAAACTGAGCCTTCAAGCTCCGTATCTCAGATAGATTTGACAGGATTTGATAGTAACGCAATGTATCGTATGGTTGCTAGACAATTAGTTTTAAATAATGATAGCTTTGTAATAATGTCTTTGATGGATGGCAGTAATAACATTTTAAATAATGGTATTGTTTTTTATAATAGAGTTATTGGATATGGAGATACATCAGGGTCTTCAAATAGATCTTATCAAAACCAATACAATCCCCACACGACTGGAATAAACACTATAACTGTTGGTAATACTAATACTAGAGGTTTGGGTTTTACATTTGAATTTAATACAAAAGCAGATCAAGTTTGGTTTAAGCTAGACGGTACGAATTCAAAAGATGATCTTGGACGATATCAAATTTGGGGTCATTTTAATGATACATCTACACAACTTGGTGGCGTAAGATTAACAGTAGCTCATGGTTCAGGTTATACTTTTGATGTTGGAACAAAAATTTTACTTTACAAATATAAAGAGAGTTAATGTACAAAAACGTAAATGGTGTCACCATTAAAATGACAGATGAGGAAATTGTAGAATACAATGCAAACCTTCCCACAGATGCCGAAATTCTTGCACAAAAATGGAAATCTATAAGGGCAGATCGCAATGCAAAACTAGCTGCGACAGATTGGAGAGCTAGTAGTGACCTTACCTTGTCTGATGATTGGAAGACTTATAGACAGGCTTTACGTGACGTACCAACACAATCCGACCCAGATAATATTACATGGCCGACAAAGCCTAGTTAAAAGGGTAAAATACAAATAATGCGTTTTTAATTATTATGTCAACAATAAAAGTAGAAGAAATACAACATCCGTCCAACTCTAATAACGCAGTATCTATTGCATCAGATTCCAGTGTCAGCTTGAAACATAGCGGATCTGCAAAGCTGGCAACTACATCAACTGGTGTAAGTGTCACTGGAACGTGTGCTGCCACAACCCTTTCTGGATCATTAGCTTCATCTAATTTAACAGGTGCTTTACCCGCTATTGATGGATCAGCACTTACAGGGCTATCAGCCTCAGATGCAACAAAAATGCCATTAGCAGGTGGTACGTTCACAGGTTCTGTTGTTTTTGAAGATGCTATAAATGAAAATGTATTTGCTATAACTGATGCTTCTTCTGTTGCCTTAGATCCTGATAACGGAATGGTACAGACTTGGACAATCAGTGACCATAGAACTGCAACCGATAGTTTAACTACAGGTCAATCAATGCTTTTATTAGTTCAAACAAGTGCTTCAAATAATTACACATTAACTTGGCCTACTATTAAGTGGAATGGCGGTTCTGCCCCTACTTTAAGTAATACTGATGTTACAGCAATAGAATTATTTAAAGTTGGTAGTCAGTTATATGGTGCAACAGTAGGAGATCTTTCATGAGATCGCATAGACTTCGTGCTGCTGCTGGTAACAGTAGTGGATATTCTATTACAAGTGGAAATAAAGCTCCAACAGCAGGTCGTGTTGGAAATAGTAATACTGGTAACGCTACTTACAATAGTTTTACAGGTCAATATGACGGTTGGACTAATGTATTAAACAGTAGTGAAGACGATTCTGCTCGGCAGTTTAGTTTTCCTACAGGATTAGGATTTTATATAGCAGGTGCTAATTATACAAGCACTTATGTTTCATCAAATTCCTATGTAACTTTTGGTGGAGGTTATTCCCAGTATTCTGGTCTTTCCGCATCTAGTCCGAATGTTCCAAAATTTTTTATAGGTGCTATGGATAATTCTCATCAAAGACTTTATCATATACAAAATACTTCTGGAGGGCAGTTTTATTATCGGATTAGATTTGAGGGTAATTCAGCGACTTCAGGAACACTCGGTTCCCCTGGCATAGTATGGGAAATAACATTTTTCGACCCTTCATTATTTGGAGGGAATCAATTAGTTGAAGTTTTAATAGGTACTCATGGTAGGAGTAATAATTCATCTGGTAAAAATTTTAATGCAAGTTCATCTACAGCATATACAACTAATAATATACTTTTAGAGGATCGTTCTTTTGTATATGAAGGAAATTCAACTGGAACTTCGTGGACTAAACACTCTGATTTCTATGTTGGTGGTACTGACTATTAAATAAGCTAATATGTTTATATATTGATTTGTAATTATGAAATACGCAATCATTGATGGTACTACTGTTAAAAGCACTGGTACTCTTAAAGAATTATTTCCTAATACAAGTTTTACCACTGCTGGTCCAAATACAGATTTTTTAACAGCAAATAATGTAGTTGAACTTATAGAAACTATTAGCTATACAACACCAACACAAAAGTTATCAACTGTAGATGCTTACCTTGAAAGTGGGAAGGCTTATACAGTAAAGGTAGAATCTACAACAACAGATGAACAAACTGCTCTTATAAACGAGGAATGGAAAACTGTACGAAAAACAAGAGATGAATTATTAGCAAAAACAGATTGGAGAGCTAGTAGCGATCTTACCTTGTCTGATGATTGGAAGACTTATAGACAGGCTTTACGTGACGTACCAACACAGTCAGATCCATATAACATTGCATGGCCTACAGAACCTAGTTAAAATAAAAACAAAAATTTATGGCTCGTAAAACAACAGAAGAACTAAAACAAGAACTGGAAACTTTACAGAAAAATTACGAAGAAGCTGTACAAGTACAAAAAAATATTCAAAATAGAGCATTAGCAATTAATGCAATATTGGAAGATAGAGCAGAGGCAGAGAAAGAAAGTCAGTTTGAAACTTGTACACCTAAACTTGAAAAAGCTTTAGAATCAACTAGCATATAACTTTAATTTTTAAAAATTATGCTAAAAAAAGTTTTAACACTATCTGCTGCGTCTGTAGCTCTTAGCGTTCCAGCTTATTCACAGTGGTATTTAAACCCAGAATTTAATCAAACTAACGTAGGCTCTGAGTGGGGTGGTAATGCAATAGACCTTCACATCGGCTACGAAAACAGCGTGGGAGAAAACGGATCGTTCTACCTACAAGGTGGCCCTAGCTTTATTAATGGTACGGTAGATTCTGATACTAGGTTGTCAGCCAAAGCTGGTGGTGGTTATGACCTAAGCGATAAGTTAAATGCCTATGGTGAGTTCGCTGTTGTTACAGATGACGTGAATACCTATGGTACGAAATTAGGACTTAAGTACTCTTTTTGAATAATTAGTTCTACATATATAACTTAATATGAAGAGAGGTGTGCTTACACACACTGTAGTTATGACTAACATATAAATAACTACGAATACACCTCTTATCATTTTTTATGTTAAATAAGATTTCTTCTATCCTTTCCATCGTATCCTTTGTAATCAGTATTTCAACTTTAGGTGGAGCTTATGCAGGTTATCGTTACATAACCAGCCCACAGTTTGAAAAGATGATGATGGAAAAGGTTATGGGTAAAGTATCAGGACTCATGCCAAAAGCGTTAGATAAAGCAATGCCTGGCAGCACAGGTATTTCAATACCTTTTGGTAAATGAACTGTTGGCACTGTAAAACAGAATTAATCTGGGGCGGAGATCATAGTGTTGATGAAGACTGCTTTCCACATCTACAGGATCAATATACGATGGTTACAAACCTTTCCTGTCCTAAATGTCATACAGATGTAGAGGTTTATTTACCAACCTATGCCAACGATTAAAGTACCAGAGATAAAGATACCAACTGTTGATATTCCTTCTGTTCCTTTTGTCACTGAATTTGTTTTAACAGGTGTGCAACCTGCCTGTGATTTAGTTGATAGAGATATTAAGATAACACGAAATCCAACAATAGTTTTTTATAACCGTAAGCAATATGCAACCTGTCCTCAAGGGCCGATAACTGCTACTGCACCTGTTGAAGAGGAGAAAACTACTGCACCAAAGGCAGAAAAACAGAAGATCAGATCTATTGTTTATGATCCAAATGACACGATAGAAACAGAAAGCTCATCACAATATTCATCAGGCATAAAACTGAACAGTGTGTTTGTGCCACCTAGAAAGGAAGAAAAAGCAGAAGAGTTTTATCCATTATGTCCACCTAAAAACGCACCATATAGGAAGGGAGATTGGCGTAATGAGTTAAGGTTGGAGCGTTTGTTAAAATATGAGCGTGGATTATTGGACGGATCTTGCAATGCGGTATGGGAAGAAGTCCCTTGGGTCGATCAATTTATTCCAAGTGCTAGTGTTACTGTGTCTACTGCTCTTATTGCAGGTGTGGCTGCAACTGTTCCTCTCCTTCTTGCGGTTGTAAAGCCATTAACCAAGCAAGTTGTAAAACGTGTTGCTAATCTATTCAAGGGCAAGAAAAACAAGGTTCGTTGACTTGCCCATAATTTTGTATATAATAAATAACACAAGGAGAGTAAGGTATGTTCGGAAGCATTGCGTGTGCCACGATCCACTGCCCTTCTATTATCCCTTGTTAAGCAACCAGACCTGATAAAGAGTGGGTTAAGTTCCACCTCCTCACTGTCAGAGCGTCAGTTGCTTTTTAATCATCACTTACCTGTAAACCTCCATGCCGTTGTATGGGTAGCGAGTTCAGGGTTGATGATTATTAATAAGCATTGCAACCTGAAAGCCCCCACTGGAAAAAGTGGACGTGAAGCCCAGGACCAGTGCTTATTTTTTTGTCTTTATTTCGTGCGTATGCGGTAATATCTGATCTGGAATTGTAGTAAGAACGATATTTCTACAAGATATAGCATCATCTCCTACAAACTTAATACCCTCCCTCAACATAGCACCACATACCTTGGCACGATTAAGATTAACCTCTAAACGCTTGGCTTCTAACATAAACTCCTGCGTCTTTCTATAAGCCTGTGCAGCCTTCAGACATTCACTGTTAAACCTTTTACCTAATGGAACCTGTAAACTTATAGTCGCCCCATAAGATAAGTTATGGTTCGTCTGATCTATTCTTTCCTGTTCTGCGACATATAAAATTTTCCCTGGATTAAGCAACTGGCCTGTTTCGCTGTCCGTTGCAGTGTCATATATATTGGTTCGTGATGTAGTAATTCTTGGAGTGTTATACCCTTCTCCCTTAGTAACAAAAGGAGTGAAAGCCAATGTTGGTAACTGACATTGTATTCCGTTTGAAAATCTATGAGTTGGGAAGTTTCCATTTATCGTTTGATAGCCATTATTAATAACTGTGCCCTGTGAAGAACTGCTAGGTGAGCTTATTGTGGTGTTTGCATATACAGGTGTAGAACATAGTAAAGCTATTGAAATAGCGTTACAGAGTCTTGCACAGTTTCTATAGTTTGATTTCTTGTAATGATTGAAACTGCGTCTAGTCCTGGAGCGAGAAAGTTTTCCATTATTGAAAAGTCTGAAGAGCCTGGAATCATCTCCCACTGAGGTTTGGTAGGTAGATCTGGTGTCACCCATTGAAAGCTAACCTTTCCTGTATTCTGACTTGTAGTATATGTGGCATCAGGTGATATGACAGAGCCTTCCTTAACACGGATATTCGTTCCAGAAACACTGTAGCTATAACCTGTCCTGTAGTTTTCAGTAACAATAGTTTCATTGATAGTAGAAACACTTTTGCTTGTAGATTGCATTTGATTAGCACTGAATCTAGGAGTGGTAGCCTGTGCATACGAACTATGAAAAGCTATAAACAGAAGCAATAACCATCTCATCAATCCAAGCCAAGTGTGATTGTTGATTGGAGCGTTGCAGTTGTACCAGCACCCATATCAGATAGATTTACAGTTAAACCTTGTCCACTATCTAGCGTGATAGCAACAGAACCAGGATCTCCACCAGACACAACCGTATATGACCCTAAAAGAGGCAAGGCAGCAACACCATTTGCAACTGTCGCTGCTGTAGTACTTGTACTATCCGCTTGTAAATAAGTTTCCGATACTGAGAACGCATCACCAGTATTGACTACGTTAAAGCTAGTGTCGTAATCCACAGTTGGGACACCGTTAGTGATACCATTATCCGCTAAATCTAATGAACCTATTAAACCAGCCGTATCGTTTGCTTTTGGTGTTACATTCGTACCAGCTACACTAATTGAAGCTGCGATTCTTTCTGATGTAGCTGAAGCTGCGACTGTTGAGACTGACGCTACAGATTGGATAGAATGAGTGATGTCTGCAAAACTAGCTGTTGGAAATGCCAGTAAAATCAAAGTTAAGAATTTTTTCATTTTTTAGGAGAATCGGGATCTACAATTTCCGCACCAATAATCTTAATCGGTGTTTCAATTCTAACGGTTTGATAACCACCAGACTGTGATGCTAGTAACTCTTCTACTTCTTTTTTGTTAAGAGGTTTTTCATCAGGTTTGTATGTACCATCACCACGTTTCTTAGCACCCTCCAAACCAAAGCTGGCAAGTGCCCCCGTAAGTAACGAAGCAGGAAACGTGATATCTTTTGGTTCATTGCTGTAACCAGGAATAGTGATGTAGTTCAAGGAAACTATAAAACCACTCCAACCCACTACAACCAAACGGACTACTACTGATATAAAAGCTAATTGTTCTTCCTTATCTTCAATAGTCTCTTTTATTTTTTGTATGGGGTTTTTCTTTTTTTGTTCTTCCATTTTAGATAACTAGCCCTTTGTGTGAGGAGATAGCGTTGAAGCTACAGGCTAGTTATGGCAAATCTAGCAAATATTGTTATGTTTGGAAAGGATGACATAAGGAAATGGACACTGACAAACTATTCAATATAGATTTTGAAAAACCTACACCAGAACTGGAATTGTCAGTTGAGATGCGTTGCAGAGAAATAATGAACAATAAAAACACTGAAGAATTACAAAGATACTGCACAAATTTATTACGTCATCAAATGCGACAGGATTTGTTTCTCACAGGTATGTTGGGTCGGCTTGCAGAGCTTGAAGCTTTACTAGCACTCTATGAAATGAAGAAGGAAATGAAGAGTATGAAAAAACCTTTATGGAAAAGACTTAAGACTATGTTGGGCGTGCTCAGATGATCTTCCATCTTCCCAGAAAACTTTGTAGTAATACTGGGAAACTCCTAGTTTATTTTTTCTTGTAAAAGCTTCTGTAATCTTGCCAGTATATTGTGCATATTTACTGGCTGAATAACCAACTGTTGTGTTTCGTTTAACAACCTGATTAAGTTCAAATTTTTGTCCTACTGGTGTTTTCATTCGAGTGATTCTTCGTATTCTTTAATTTCTTTTATGGTGAAATCTTTCACCTGTAATTTAGGGATCTTATTAATTTCATAGTTATGCTTTACAATAGCAGTCCTTATATGATCATTGATCCAATCCCCATCATTAACTGTAAGGTCTGCTCTTGAATCACTGGTGATATAAACTCTATGTTCTACACCACGAAGTTCAACATCAAGTAATAACTTAAGTAGTCCTTTTCTTCTGATTTCTTGAAGGCAAGCTAGTTTGTTATAAGAAGGAGTATCTTTTCTTTTCATCTTTCGTAGGTAGAAGGAGGTTGTGTAATCCAATGACGTTTTCCGTTTATGATTTTATAATGATACGTTCCATCAAAAACTATTCTGGGATCTTCCTGATTGCCTTCAGTATTTTTGATAAAGCTCTTCCTTGTAGGCGATTCTGAATAACTTGATTCCAATTTTCTTGGTCTTTCTTCAAAGCTTCATTATACACTTCTTGGTCTATGTTTTCTTGTAAAAAATTATAAATAATGTCTCGAATCCAAGATGTAGGCTTAGTTTTTAAGTTTTCTCTAATGTATTTATCAAATAATTTACCTCTATTTATATCTATTAATACATGGTAATACTTCTTATTACCTCTTGATTTGTTTTCACGTTCCAATGATATTCAATCTCTAAAAATATATTATCATAATATCTTTGTATTAACTTTTTTATTAGTCCATAATTCTATTAAAATTTTTAGTTCTTTAATCCTTTGCTGTGCAGCTTTAATCTTTTCTTGAGTCTTCATAAAATGATATTTTAATAATGTTAATTAGTAGATTCCTCCTGGGGAGAGTGCCTTAAATTGTCCCATTTCTTGTAATCCCGTTCCACAACATTGATTTGGTATGGGACAAGGTAGTGGGACAAGCATAATTGTCCCATAGTCCTAAAAGTGTGGGACAATCTTAGTTGTCCCATAGTGTTGTCCCACTGAGATCACGCTCCACAACTACGATTCTTCTAATGGGACAAGATATGCATCCTCTCCCCGCGCGAGGATAGCTTTATAAGATTTATTAGACTCTCCATCTTCTACTACTTCTATTAACCCTCTCTTTAATAATCTCTGGAACGATTTTCTTATAGCAGCGTCTTTACCATCAACCATTGGATCGTGAATCATTTGATTGATGGTATAAGTTTCTGGGTGAATTAAACGTAACTTTTGAAGAACTTTATCTTGAACGCTAGTAGGAGAAGAAGGATCGTTAGAAACTTCAGGAGTAAAATCTTCAATAGAAAAAGTAAGGTCTTCTTTCATCTTCATAATCATTTGAGTCCCCATTCTTCCAGACCTAGATTTTTCGATAGTAATAAATCTACTGGAACGACCAACCTTATTAGCCTGTTCTTGAGTTGGTTTAGATAGTTTCCAAGTTTCATCAACAGCATCTCTAATAGCAGAAGTACCTCTAAAACCACCATTCTTATTAGCGTGATGAATAATTAGAATAGTTGTTTTAGGAAAAAGAACACCATTATTTCTAGTAAGCCAATAAAGAGGTTGAGCAAAATCTGATTTATTTTCATCAAAAGCTCTACCACCACTACAACCAATAAGTGAATCAATAACAACTAATTTTGGTTCGTATTGATCCATCAGCTTTATAAACTGAGCATATCTCTGAAGTTGCCAATCAGTCTGAATTTTAACTTTACTGTTCAAAGGAATATTGACTTCTTCTAATTGCTCTTTGAGTTGAGTAAGAGGTTGATCTCCATTAAGCAAAAGAACTGTTCCCTGTTCTACAGGCACTTCACTACCTCTAACTAAGAAAGGAGAACCAGTAGCAATATGTCTTGCCATAGTCCAAGCACTCATAGATTTACCATCACCACCTGCTCCGTAGATTAAAACAACTGAAGGGGTAGGAAGAATATCAGGAATCAAGTACTCTCTCTGAATATCTAAAGCATAAAGATCTGCTAAATCAAGAATACCTTTCTGACTTTCATATTGAATCTGATCGACAATAAGTTTTTCTAAAGAAGACTGATCTCTATAACCAGACTTCAAAGCCAAAGTATTGAGTTTGTAATTCATCTCAGCAGGGTTATCAAGATCGAGTATTTTTTTGGCACGTTTTATGACTTCATCAAAATCAAGAGTAGAAGCCCTGATTTCCTGAACCTGTTTTTCTTCTGCTTGTTTAACAATCTTTTTATTCTCAGCAGAGAACCTATGCCTTTCAGGATCTTCTCTGTCTGCGAGCCAGATTAAAGTACCTAAACCAATACCACCGCCTTTAAATGAATACCAAGAAGCAGTACAGGGAGTATCGTAATCACCAGCATCTTCCCATTCAGCAGCAAAGTCAGGATCATGAGATGACCAGAATGACCATAAAGACAACCCAAGATCGTTAGGCAATGCAGAATGAATAGCCATTCCAACTCTTATCCAATGCTCTCTACTGCCAAGCCCTTGATGAGATATAACAGAAAGACATTCATGTATTATCTGAGCTATTTCGTCCTCTGTCCTATCACTGAAATCTAAATCTTTTTTATTCTGAACAGGTTTTGGAGGAGCTTTCATCTCTGCTATTAACCAAGCAGGAGCAACAGGAATATTAGAAAGACTTCCAGTTAAGGTATAAACACCTTCTTCAGAACTATGTCCACCAGGGTAAGCACCATATATAACACCTTGCCTTCTTCCCCAAAGAATTTCATAATTACCTCCTTCTTCTTTACGAAGCCCATGCCCCTTCACTTCTCCCCATAAAGCCTCTGGAACGGTAAAGATGTACTTTGCTGCATCTTTCTTAGTAGAAGTAATCTTAGGAGCACCTACAAGCGTCTTAGCCCATTTCTTTCTTAATATTGAATGGTCTTTATCAATATCAAGAATTACAATCCCTTTACCTCTTATGCCTGTATATATACCAATAGCCTGAAGATCAGGATTCTTTTCTATCGCCAATTCAACATCATGCCTATCAAAATCTCTTTCCCATGATTCTTCTAAAGGGTTCTTACCAGTAGCCTTTCGGCCTGATTTCATGAAAGAATCTTTTTTATATATCGGAGCGTAAACTAAATTTTCAGGAAGAGTCTTGACGAAATTAATAATAGTCATGTATCATTCTAATAGGATAAGTGAAACCTCTGAACTTCTGTTTTGTATCTGAACAGATTTCGGAGGTTTTCTTAGTTTAAGCCATTTACAAATCAGGGTCAAGCTATTAGAATGAGATTGTGCAAATATATTTTGCCCATTGATTACAAACGCTATTTAACAATTTCAAGCTTATGAAATTTTCAGCCACTTTTGAAGAAAAAGTCAAAAAAGCAGAAGAGCAGGGGGATCGTCCACTTGTTTCTTCATACCTAAACCCATCAAAAGTCGATCCAAAAGAGCCAGTTTCTTTTGCATTACTGGAAGAAGATCCCCTAATTTTTTGGAAGATTTATGGTGAATCTGTGCATGGAGAGAAAGGTAAATCATTTAGGTTTGTTGACAAACCAAGTGAAGAAGAGATCCTTGCAGAAATGGGAGGTTCGTACACAAGAGGAACAAAGTTTCAAAGTACAGAACCAGCAGAAGCTAAAGAAACCTATGTTTGGCCTATTTACGATTACAAGAACAGTATGGTTCGTATTTTAGAAGCCGATCAGTATCAAATCTTAAGCAAAATAAGAAAATTATCTTTGAACAGGAAGTACAAAAACCTAATGGCATGGGATCTTTCTCTTTCATTAGACAGAGAAGGAGGTCGTTGGAATTATGATGTTCAAATAGAACCACAAGACGAAGAAGATCAAGATGCTGTTGAGGCAGCTTGGGAAAAGGTTAAGTCGAAAGGTTTCGATTTGAAGAAATTACTTACTTATGAAGACCCTTTTGGAGGATAATAAGGAAGATTAAGTTCATAGCCATAAACTGTCAGATTGCACTCTGGCAGTTTTTTTATGTGAAGATATTGTTGTAAAAGTGTATATATTATGTAATAATGATGCTATAACTTATATTTAAGCTAATGCCTTTACCTGACCTTTTATCAGAAGACCATTCATTGCATAGAATTTCCATTCAAATAACAAAATCTCAGTATGCTTTATTAAAAAAATATTCCCGCCCTGGAATTTCTATATCTTCAATGATAAGAAGGTCTATAGATGATATGTTCGCACCTATCATAGATAAGGCTGAAGAAGAAGCAAATAAAATGAAAGAAGCACCCGAAATTCATTTAGTTAAAGAGTAAAAATCTGATAATTATGACAATTAGTTCTCAGAACTCTCAAGATTTAATGAATAAAGACGAAGCCTTAAGTCTTATTCATGAAATAAAAAATGCTGTAAATTCTATACGTCAAAAACTTCTCATGTTAAAAGATAGAGAAGGTTGGAAATCTTTAGGTTATGAATCTTTTGAAGAATGTTGTGATAAAGAATTTAAAGATGTCACAAGTAAACACATAGCAAGAGTTTTATCTGCTATAAAAACAGAGGACCATTTAAAATCTTTAAATCTGGTGCCCGCGGGCACCCAGTTATCTGAAAAATCTTTAAGACCATTTAGATCTTTAAATGATAATCCTGAATTGTTAAATGAAACTTTTGTTAAAGCAACAGAAATAGCTGATGAAGAGAATGATGGAATATTAACAAATGAAATTAGTCAAAGGGCAAAAGAACTAACCAAAGAAAAAAAGTGGACTCAAGATGAATTGGAGCGTCAGTTAACTGTAAAAGCTGGAGGAACAGTTGTAGCTAATATGAGGGATGGAAAAGATGAAGCACTTATAAGTTGGGCAAAAGAAAACGGGTATTTTCAAAGAATAGATCGTAATTCTCAATGGGGTAATCCTTATGAGTTAGGGAAAGATGGAAATAGAGAGACAGTATGCGATTCACATATATATTATTTCAAGAAAAAACTATCTTTACATCAGCAACTGATGGATATAAAAGGCAAAGTCTTAGGTTGTTGGTGTTATCCAGAAAGATGTCATGGAGATTATTTAAAAAAATTAGCAGATGGAACAGACGAAATATTTTAAAAACTGTGTTGTAATAGCTCAAGCTAGAGTGATTGAAGGGAAAAAGACTCCTCCTCATATTTGTAATATTATTTGGGATTTAACAGATAATATTTTTATTAGAATTACTTGTCCTTTTTACAAGAAAGAGAAACCTTTAAAAAGATGGGAGAAGTTTTCTTTTTGGGGTGATAAGATGAATATTATTACAGGAGATACAAGAGAAGAAACTTGGGGTATAAACAATTCAAGTTTACGAACTGACCATATAAAATTAAATACAACAGAAAGAAACGATCTCCATAAAAATATTTTAAGTACTTATTCTAAATATAATAGTGAGCAAAAATTGAATGAAGACAAGAAAAGTATTGGTATTTTAATTCCTAGAAAATCATCTTTAAAAATATATAGAGAGCTTTGTCCTAAAGAGGTAGAGAGGAAGAAGCAAATGAATCAAGATGGTTTATATCATTCTGAATATGTATATAAAATTGCAGGTAAAAAATTAGAAAAAAACATTTGGTTTAAAAATAAAGAAGAGAAAAACTTTGAAAAAACTTTAATTGCAAGAGATGTTTTTGAAGCAGAAAGGCAGGGTCGAGATTTAGATTTAACTCAAAACATTCATAAGTATAAAAATCCTTATATTATTATTGGAAATACGCCTTATGAAAGAAGAGCTTTTGTAGCTGTAGGAATTTTAAGTGCACCAGAAAAATATATAGAGGATTATGGATTAGAAACAGACTATCAACCTAAATTGCAGTTAAATTAACGTAGATGGACACTAAAAACATTCATGGTATATTCAAATAGGAGAGAAATATTAACTATGACGCTGATAAGCGAAAAACAAAACTTATTAGCAGGTTTACGCCATTCATCTTTAACAAGAGATGATTCTGGGACTCATAGAGTTTATCGAGATGAAGAAGAGAAAGAATACCATTCAGTAACATCAATACTTAGACATACTGCACCATTAGAACAAAAAACGGCTTTAATGAAATGGGCAAAACGTCCAGGTTCTATAGAGCAAAGAGATTTAGCGTGTAGTATTGGAACTGCGGTTCATTCATATTGCGAGAAAATATTAAAAAGAGCGTCTATACTGGCAATAAATTCAGCGAACAAAAGGAATGGTTGGAAAACTTACGAAGATGGTTTGGCACGGCCTAGTCAAGCAATTACAACATGGGCATTACAAAACGCCATTCATGGAAAAAATAAAGTCGAGGAACAATGGGCGTGTAGTGAGTACACCAGAAATATACAACCCTTTTTAGAAGACATAAAAGCGATTCATCTTAGTGAATTTAATATTAACCATTCATCAGGATATGCAGGACAATGTGACGCTTTAATAGATACAGAAAACCCTGACGGCCATTCAGAACTGACGATAGTAGATTTTAAAACTTATGGAAAAGATATAGATAAACCAGAAAAATATTTACAGGATCATTTATTACAGATTGGAGCGTATAACGAAGGGTTATATGAAAAGACTGGAGTAAGAGCGAAAAGAGGATTAGTATGTATAATAAGAAAAAATGGACTACAACTCCGTTGGGTAACAGCTATGGAGTTGATAGGTTGTGGTGCATTATTTAAAGAAAAGGTAGCAGAGTTTCAAGAGATGGTACGACAAGATCAATTAGTAGCGGTTTAATCTTTATCGTGTATATAGTTATTTAATTTATCTTTAAAAATTTTTTGTTTAACAACATCTTCGTATTGAAGATCTAGTTCTAAGGAAAGTTTTTTATACTGGAACGAATCAATATCGTTAGAAAGAAAGGCATCATCAATAGATGCCCTTTTTATTTGGTATTCGTGATACCTATTATCAGTCATGATAAGATTTCTTGATCTGTTGGTTCGTAATCAGGATCTAGTCTTACTTTATCTGAGTGTGGAATATCTTCCCATTTGAGAGCTTCATCACTAAACTTTTTTAATTCAGCAATTACTTCTTCATATTTAAAGTTGCGATTAATAGCATTATCACCAAAAGCGATTTCGTAAATTTCTTCAATAAATTGATCTTTGTTCATTTTGTAATCTCCATATAAGGTGTATCGAAGTCATCAAAGTATTCTCCATTACACTCCCACCAATCCTTAATGTAAGTATCATCAAGCATGATACAAGTATGATCGAATAGATCAGGATTTTGGGACATATAATCTTGAAACCACTCTGCAAAGTCTTCATGTAAATCAGGATGAACTTTGTAGTGAGTAGCGATTTCTTTTGAATGGTGGTTGCAATAAAATTCAAAGTCTTGGTTATTTTGGAGCGTTTCCTTCTCCTGCATAACTTGATCTGGTAAAGGGTTGTCAATCATAATTCGCTAGCGAAATTCTCAGTTGAAATTAATTTTTTTAAGGTAAGTATTATTTAAAATATGTCCAATTTTTCTTCTAAGTTC